CGACTTCAGTCACGGACGTGGACATTTACCAAGACCATTTCATTTACCGGAACAAGGAGTTTCTAAAGTCGTCAAAAGTTTTTTCGCTCAATCCGAATGACGCAATCTTCCTCGACATTCAGGAGCTCAGAACGGTTTGCAATGAGGATGCCCACAAACTTTCAGGCTCAGGTGGCACGTATTCCGGACAGAACATGACGAGGTCCTTTGGTCTCATTCCCATTGACGTGAGTAGCGGTGGCATAGTGCACTTCAACAAGGGCACGAATTATGACCTCACGGTTTCGTATCCGTACCCAATTCAAAAAATTGATAGACTCACTGTTCGGTGGATAAACAAATACGGTGAGACTGTGAGCTTCAACGGCCTCGAGGATAACTCTTTCCTGCTGAGGTTTCACTCAATAAAAAATGTTTGAACTATATAAATGTCTGGTGGAATCACGCAGCTCGTGGCAATCGGCGCCCAGGATGTGCACCTCACAGGAAATCCAGAAGTTTCTTTTTTTCGCTCCACGTACAAGAGGCACACGAACTTTGCGATGACCAACGAACGTCAGGTTATCCAGGGTACAGTGTCGAACAACAACATGTCTACAGTTCGCTTTGAACGCAAGGGTGACCTTTTGGGGTACGTGTACTTGACCTCTTTCACAACCTCATCGCAGTTGGTTGACTGGTCATCCATCGTGGACCGCGTTCAGCTTCTCGTCGGTGGTCAGGTGATTGATGAACAGGATTACAATTTCACGAGCAACATTGCCTCGAGAATTTTTGCACAGAATTTGACCAAGGCTGACAGTGGAGTTCTTCCCGCAGTCAACTCAAAGTACTTTTTCCCTTTGCGATTCTTCTTTTGTGAAAACTGGCAATCCGCTCTGCCCCTCGTGGCCCTTCAGTATCACGATGTTGAACTTCGAATCTTCTGGGGCTCTGACGTCACAGCTGGTACTTCCGGACTTCAGATTGAGTGCTACGCCAACTTTGCGTACTTGGACACGGATGAACGTGCGATGCTCGCAAACCAGCCGCAGAATATGCTCATTTATCAGGTTCAAAAGTCCATCGCATCTGGTTCGAGTCGTGTCCAGCAGCTGACTTTCAACCACCCTATGAAGTGCCTCGTGAGCTACAACAAAACTGGCGCTGACAGTGGTCTCTTTGGAAAAGGTAATAAAATTATTCTGCAATTGAATGGTACAGATGTGGCGGACTATAAGTTTGCTGCCCCACACTTTACGCGTGTTACCACATATTATCATGTTCCATTTCTGGATGATAACGATGATGACCTCTTTTTGTACCCGTTTTGCCTCGATGTCTCAAAGTTGCAGCCTTCCGGCTCGGTCAACTTTAGCCGACTCGACTCGGCCCGAATCATCAGCGCAACCGACAATATAAACAACGACGTCTACGGAATCAACTACAACATCCTCAAGATTCAGGACGGCATGGGTGGACTCGTGTACGCCAACTAATTTACCAGCGTACCTTAAATGAACACGTTTGTTTGGCTCGTGGCCCTAGCAGCCTTTATATTCATGCTCACATACAACCCCTCAAAGGGAAACCTGAATGATATCATCGCACCGAGTCGTCCCGTCAAAAAGGAGTGCTGCAATGATGACATTTATCGAGCACAAAATCCTCAGCAGTGCAAGGCGCCTCACTTTTCAGGCGTCCAATTTGCCGACGAGTCGTACTCGTGTCCTCCAAAGGCTGGTAGTAGCATCGGGGGTGCGATAATAAGTAAATAAAAAACCACCGGCGGAATGTAACAATGCTTCCCTTTAGCAAAGACACCATGCTCATGATTGCAGTCGTGGCCGTCATGGCTCTGGCCGTGTACCTGTACCGTGACCTCCAAAAGACCAAGGTGGAACTCTCCGAGGTGAAGAAGAGACCCCAGGTGGTCTTTACTCCCCCGGCTCCATCCGCAAAGGCAAAAAAGGCTCCGGTTGAAATCGATGAAATAAAACCTGATGATACAATAGCTAATGAGCAATGAAAAGAGAAGAAAAACACAAGGCAATCGCCATTCCAGTTACATTTGTAGATAACAAACCGAGGTTCCTCACCGTGATGGACCAAAGATTTCAAGAGTGGATTTTCGTCACGGGAGGGTGTCGAAAGCGCGAAGTGTACAATCCCATTCGCTGTGCCTTACGTGAACTCGAGGAGGAGACGAGGGGCACCGTGAACATAAAGAGCGGGCTTTATACAACATTCACGTTCGAGACGACAGAGCAGTCACCGCAAGAACTTCAAGCGGCCAAGGAGGCGGGCATCGACGTGGTTCTCATTTATCACGTGTTCATCTTCTTCGTGAAGATTACACGTGATGAGCAAAAGGAACTCGTCGCAAAGTTTAACGAAGAAAAGGCCAAGATGCAAAAGAGAAAGGAGAATAAATTGCCAATCAAAAGAACGTACGATGAAAATACCCACATGGCGTTCGACACGCTGGAAACATTTGCTCGAAAGCGCAGGTGGCCCATGATTATAAAGCACGTGATTAACAACCCGGACTTTTATGCGGCGTTAAACTCTCTCAATAAAAAACCATTTAATATTAGGTGATGTCAGTCCCAAAGAATAAAGCTTTTTTGATTTCGCAGATTCGTGAAAAGGACCCAGGATTAACAGAGGAAGACCTCGCCAAGCTCAAGGTTATCGAATTGACACGACTCCTAAGAGAAAAGTCTGTCACCGTGGAGAGGATTGAGGAGCCGGAGGAAGAGGAACTCTCATTCGTGCAGAGACTCGGGTGCGCTTAAAAAAAAGGTTCGCTAATTGATAAAATGTTTAAACAATGGTGCGCGTCTCAAAATTTCAACAACAAATCCAATTTATCACATACACTCATGGACTCCGGTGCC